GCATCAGATTAGCAGATTAAGCCAACAGATTACGCACAGCGAAAATGCGATAGTAGGCATTGGTACGCCCAGTGCCTGCGAAGAATGGATGGCGAGACATGCCGTACCTCATACGGTATGCGAGCACGGGACTCATGGTAGCGGGATTGGTAGCACGCACGATTTGCAGCGGCACGTATGGGCAATAGAATTGACCGGCGTCCCACGCAGATTGTCCTTTGTACCCGATGAGGCAAAATTGTTTCTGTGTACCAGCTGCACCAGAATACGGATCAACGAACACCTTCATACGTGTATTCTTGATAACACCAGCAAACGATGCACCGGTATCATCGACGGTCAGATCAGATTGCAGAGCAGGAGCGTAGTCCAGAACGCCAGCCATCGCCAGAGCGGAAGCGACGTCAGAAGTACACACCATGAAGTTACCTTTGCCAGAACGGGTTGTCTGCGCAATGGAGTTAGCTTCACGTTCGATCTGGAACATCAGACCTTTGTGGCGTTCAGCCAACCAACGACCGTCAGAATCAGTCAACAGATCGAACACGCCAGGCGTAGTTGCGTCTTGAGCACCGATCATTGCACCGGAATAACAAGCACCCAGAACTTCGCGGTTCACGTCAGACAACAGTTCGCGAGACAGGATGCTCGACAGTTCGGCATCAGCATCCAGACCATGAAGGTTCTTGACGTCAGTCGCGAATTCGGTGGTGTAACCAGCCTTCAATGCACGGGCCTTAGCCGTAACTTGAATCTGATCAATGGTGAACGACATTTCGTTGAACTCGGTGCCAGGAGCGCCAGAACCCAGTTGTTCAGCTGCAGTGGTCGACATACCAGTACCACGAGTGTAAGCACCGAACTGGTTACCGGCAGTACCAGCATCTTGGTCCACGAAGTCAGCGGTAGGGTCGTTACCGGCATGAGTACCGGTACCAGAGAACGCAGAGTTGGCTTCGTTGAACAGAGCTTCAGGGCCGGATTGGCTGCCATAACGCGAACGGATGGCGAACACGAGGCCGGTAGATTGCCGCATAGGTTGAACACCACAGATGTCATAAGCCATCATTTGTGGAGCAGAACGACGAACCATGCTGATCAACACTGGATCATACTTAGCCAAACCGGTACCATCGCTAGGATAACCTTGAGTTTGAGTGGTAGGGGCGGCTTCAGCCAGTAATTGGCGTTCAGCTTTGATAGCTTCAGCGGTGTTTTCCAACAGAACAGCGGTTACGTCACGACGATGACTGTCACGAATAGCAGGAGCGTTTGCGACGTCCAGAACAGGGGCCCATTTTTCAACGAGTTGGGCTACAGATTTAATTGCCATTTTATTTTCCTTAGGGTTTAGACAAACAAATTATTTCGACATGTAATTGGCATAGAACTCAACAGATTCATGCAGGTCTTCTGTAATTGCAGGTTGTGCAATAGATTCGGAGATCCGACGAGCTGGAGCCGATTCAACCACAGTACTCACTTTACCAAAATTTTCATACACGATATCCAATTGACGGATAAATTGTTCTTCTGTTTTGAAGGCGATATTTCCTGTCAATTGTGAGAAACGGTCGAATGTAGTCGCGGGCATTTTGCTACGATAACTTTCCATGATAGCAGCTGCTTTCATTTCGGAAATTTGACCGAGCAATTCAGCTTCACGAGCAGATGCAGCTTCAACGCTTTCTTCAAGTGTAGTGATTTGGTCCAAGGCCACGTCTAACGCATTTTCAGATTCAGCTGGCAATTCGATGTTGTGCTCGGCGAGCAACGCAGTCAAACCATCCATAAAGCTCTCTTGCAGCTTATGCTTAAAATTCGTTTCAACGGCCAATTTATTATCAATCATCCATTGCTGGATGGCTTCACTCATAAACCCATCAATATTTGTTTCCATTTCAGCAGTGGCTTCTTCCAATGCTTCCTGGTATTCTTGTTTCAATTCTTCTTCGATCTGCATCACGCGATCAGACACGGCAGCTTCGAAAATTGTTACGGCTTGCAGTTTGAAGTCTTCAGACAGGCCTTCAGCTTCCAACAGAGCAGATACTTGATCGGACACGGTAGAATGATCTTCTGATTCTTTACGCATCTTGTCGACGGCCTTTCCGACACCGGCAACACGTTTACGTTTGATCTCTTCTGCATTATGTGCAGCGTCTTCGTATTCGTCAGCTTGATCTTTGTGGAAAGAAGAAGCGGCACGATTCCGAGCCAAGTCAGCAAGTCGTTCGTGTTTTTTGGCGCCGGCACGCATCTCACGAGAAACGGCAGACTTTGCTGCAGCATCAGCACTAGCAGCATTGGCGTATGAACTGAGTGTCGATTTGCTCAGTTCATCGAGTTGATCTTCGGTGTAAGATTCAAACAATTCTGGATGGTGTTTTTTAGCAGTTCTAACTTTACCATCGTAATGATGCAAGATTGCTTTTTTTACACGTTCTTCCGGACCATGGTATGAAACACCATAGGAAACACCGTTTCTTTTATGAAACACAGTATCAACACCGAAACGGGTTTTCATGAAACCGCCATGTGACCGTTTTTCATTATCAGCGAGATTGTGTTTAGCTACACCAGAACTAAATTCGTAGATTTGCTCTTCAGCGAGATCTGACACATCAGTTTCTACTTCTAAATGTTCTTCTTCCGCCACAATATCTTCTTTTTCCGATTCAGCAAGCAAATGCTTGATTCGTTCTTCTAATGTCATTGTTTGGTTACTCCAAATTAGTTATGTTATTTATCAAATTTCACTGGACTCATCTATTTAGTCGCGTCCTAACTTGGACACCTGTGAAATGAAACTGTTGAACAACTCAAGTTTCCTTGCTTCAGTCAAACGTTTCTTATCATAGTCTTTCTTCGCAGTCTCTGCAATGTTCTGTTGAATGATTTTACCAGTCGAGTCCAATTCGTACTCATAACCTTCCATAATCCCATTCACAAAACACCCTGGACCAGATGGATCTGAAACCGCATCAATTGCAGTCAAGAAAAAATCATCGCCCACGGTTTTAATTCCACCAGATTCTGTAATACTGCCTGCACCACGAGTGCTAACTCCAATAGCAACACCGGACTCCAACAAACCTTTAAGTACTTGACCCATTGGTGTTGTTAGTACTTTGGCTTCACCAATCCAAGTATTACCGTCTGGTGTCAGTTTAGTCACCATGTGAGTTGCACGTTCGTAATCCAACGTCAATCGCGGAGGGTGATTCATTTCACCCGGACTGCGATTTGTTTTTACATAATCGTTAACATATTTATCCACTGCAGATTCCAATACAGCGCGTGGATAAATCCTTCCGTTCTTATTCTTCTGTTCGGCGACAGCCATTGGGCCAACGATCTTCAGGAATTTATTTCCAGAACTGTCGACTTCTGTTAGAATCGACATTGGTTCATAATTGACTTCCGTGATTAGCTTCATACCGTTATCTCCGAGTATCCTGTTAGTTTGCGCACACGGATGATCAGTGTACCAGTTTGCTGCAGATCAGCGACGATATCATTTGCCGCGTTCTCTGTCAACGTAGATTGAATCAAACCG